CGATCGACCTCCACACCGGCCCGCAGAAAACGGTTCCCCATACCGTGTCCTGGCGTGTCCACCCGTTTCGGACTCACGGCTTTAAAACGCGTACGAAACAGTTGCGTGCTCTCCGTATCCCAGACCGGCTGCACAAAGATTTCGCCGTTAAACGCATGAACGCCCACACCTTCACGAATAAATTCCGTAAACGTGCGTTTTCCTTCCACGTCGATCTCGCCAGACATCCCTTCTGCGTATTCTGACCAGGCCGCCTCACCTCATCGACAAAACTTTTTGCCGCGGTCTCCCGCATCCCCAGCCAGCGCCAGTTCGGACGGTAGCTGATCAGAAACATATGCCCGACAATATGATCCTTATGCAGGGCCACCGCATTGGCCGCTATCCCGTTATTGCGCACCAGATCATCTGCCCGGGCATTCCCCAGACGCAACGCAGGCAGCAGGGCTGCATCGGCACTCTGCGCCGGTGGCAACCACTCCGCCATTTGCCCGCCAAATCCTGCACCGCCCCCGTTGTAGCTGAGACTCTCACGAAGCGGAACGCCGTTCACATCAATCAGGACAGGCGTTCGTTTCATAACCTCACTCCCAGCGGACGACGGCGACGCCGGGTTGTCCCCAGTACCGACTCCGCATCATTGATCGCCCGGTTAAGCTCATCCAGAGAAGCCGCCGTATATTCAATTCTGCGACCATCTTTCTGGACAGACACCACCCGTTTACCGGTTAATAAATCAAGGCGCGCCTGACGCAGCGCCTGCAGTTCAGCGACTGTAACCATTCACTCCTCCGGACAGCTTCGCTGCCAGTTCTTTCAGGGTTGGCCGGGTCGTCTCTTCTTCCCGGGATTTTGCCAGTACAGCCAGATCAAGCTGCCAGCGTTGCACGGACACACGTAATGCCGCGTAGGCATACACCAGGCAGTCCAGCGCTTCGTTACGCCGCTTTTTGTTATCCCACAGCAGACGCATCTTTCCTTTTTCCCACTTCTCCACAAGCTCTTCCGCGACCAGTTGCTGCGCCTCTGTCTGCGAAAAAATCTCCGGATCATCAGGAAAACGGATGGCATACGACGTGGCTTCATCCGCAGGCGTGGGATCGGCTTTCATACGGGCATAGAGAATTTCTTTTGCGGTGTCCGTCCCCACTTCACACAGATACACGCCCCGCTGATTGCGGGTTTTCGGCATGGTGATCACCGGCTTGCCATAGACAGACGCGCCCTTTACCGGCAGCACCCGGAAAACACCGTGTTTTTTTGATCTCTGATAAACAATTTCACCATCGATCCCCCCGGTGTCCCAGCAGACACGGGAAATAGTCATTTCGGTGCCATCCGCATGGCGGTATTTTTTGTTGATCGCCGCATCCACACGTAACAGCGTCTCTTCCTCATCAGGACGCCCCATAATGATGATTTTATCCACCAGAAAGGACTTCCTCTCCCGGAGCCCATCCCCACGACATACATCTCAAAACGGTTTACGCTGCGAGTCAATGCCCGCCGTCAGATAAACCACCCGGGCAGGCACCGCCGCCGTGTAACGCACCACCTTATCCATCAGTACCTGGTGATCGAGTTTTTCGCCCACGGCCTCTTCCCAGGTCTCGCCCAGCGTGGTGTTCACAAAGGTTTTCAGGCCGTTGGGATCTTTCAGTGCATCCAGCCAGTCATAGACAATCTGTACCCAGGTGGTGAACGGACTGTACGCCGTCCAGATATGGAACGTGATGGAGCGCGGCGGCGGAATTTCATCACCCCGGGCGCTGAAAAACGTCAGACCGTCACGGGTCCACATGCCCGTGTTTTCACAGATCCACCGCCCGTTACTCTGGTCAAGCTCAGACTGATGGATCACACAGCCATGATGCTCACAAAGGTAGAAAACACTTTCTGGCTTATTCTTCTCCCACTTAAGACCGAAAGGCGAGGCATCATCGCCAAATTTCAGATACTGCTCCTCCCCACAGTGCGGACAGGGCACATAAAAACGCATGAAGTGTGCCGACTCGTTAGCGGCTTTTTCGATCTGGCAGGTGCCTTTGATTTTAGGCGTCGAGCCGCGAATGGATTTTGGCCACACCGACCCCTCAATACGCTTATCCCCCAGCAGGGTTGGCGAGCCCTCTTTTTCGACATCCGGCTCGAACGAGGAAAGTTCGTCATAGCAGACCACGTCCACGGATTTTTCACGGTAGTTTTTGGCGGCAGCGCCGCCCAGGCACCAGAAACCGACGCCCGATGAAAAGCGTTTCAGCGTGAGAGTATTGTCACGATGTTTACGACCCAGCCATGGGGAAAGGTCTTTCAGGCATGGCACGTTCCGAATCGTCGCCTCCACGTGAGACTTCATAAAATCTTCAGCGGCAGAATCCGTGGGCTGAAAAAGCAGACTGTTTCGGGATTTATGCTCAATAAAATACCCGACCACCCCCAGCAACATCTTTGTATAGCCAACACGGGCAGATTTAATCAGGTTAACCGTGCGAACCTGGTCGTTACCCATACAGTTCATGATGGCGATCTGGAATGGCAGCGTTTTCCATTCTCCCTCACCATATGAAGATTCTTTAGGCAGAGAATAATTTTGATCAGCCCATTCAACTGCCGTCATTGGTACAACCCTGACCAGAGGCTGCAGCGCAACCGAAACGGCAGCCATCATATTATTCAGTTGTTGCTCTGATATATTCATCGAGTAAATCCGGTAATTTATCCCCTGCCCGCGTCACACTGATTTGCCCCCTTAGCAATAAGGGTTTTCAGATGGTCAAGATGGCGCGGTGTTAAATCAGGAAACTGTCGCTGCATGGATAAAGGGATGGAATCAAGCGTACTGGATAACGCCATTGCCAGCTTACTGAGGGCAAAAATACAGAACCCGGTTGTCAATAAGTTTTCCTTTTGACACCTCATTTTTTAGCTGCTGTGTAACAGCCTGTTCTGCTGTCAGTTCCCATCTGGCAATAAGCAATTTCTCCTCATAGTACGTCTTCGCTATCGCCATCAGGCACATCGTTTTTACTTCTCCTCAGATACGATATGTAAAAATCGCGCCAGGCATCCAGATCCAGTTGCCCTCGCTTATTCGATATCGGGGCACCCGGCAATTTCTGCAATCTGCGAAGCTGGCGATCGGTCAGACTTAAATGCCTGGCAACTTCAGTCTGCGTAGCCACTCCTCACCTCGCAAAAACTCTCACCTCACAATCACAACAAAACCGGTCATGTCCGGTTTACATGTCTGTTTTTTGCACATGTCCGGTTCACGGACAGCCTGTTTTTATATTTTTCATATAGTTAACTTGCAGAGAAACCGGACATGGATCCCGGAAAATTTTCATAAATAGCGAAAACCCGCGAGGTCGCCGCCCCGTAGCCTGCAGGATCGCCGGAAAGGACCCACAAAAATGATAATAATTTCATGTGAATAATGCTCATCACAACGATGTATGTGAGCCATCAAACAACGACAAATAATCAATTATGGCGCAGATATCGTATTAATTGCCCCACATCAACTTAACGTAAAAGCAACTTCATACAATACAAATCAGCAACACTGAATATGAGCAACATTATGTCATCGAAGAACAGAACCCGAAGAACAACAACCCGCAACATCCGATTTCCAAACCAGATGATTGAACAAATTAATATTGCTCTTGACCAGAAAGGTTCAGGGAATTTTTCAGCGTGGGTTATTGAAGCCTGCAGAAGAAGATTAATTAATGAAAAATATTCTCAATTTTTACCCAACAAAGACAAACACGACCAGAGCACCTGTTCAGACAGGTTTACTTAAATGACTTATATATGACACAAAAGCGACCACTAAAGTCGCTTTTTCTTATGGTAACAGGCAATAACTCTCTCAGATATTTTTTAGCATTTTTTTGACCGCGCGTTTCCGGACGTATTCTGTTCTCCTGTCCCTTTATATCGTCGGAATACCCGCCGCTCTTCAAATCCCATTCCCAACTCAGAATGTAGTCTGTTGACCGCTTGTTTTATTTCTGTCAGGTTCATCGGTGAAACCGGAGTCCGGCGCGCCTTACGCAAACACTCTGCTCGTTTCTGTGCCGCCACTTTTCTTTTCTGGTCATCACTTAGCTGTACCATCACTTTTGCCCATCGTTCAGCTGCTCTCCGGTACAGTCCTTTTTTCTCCAGACATTCTGCCAGGTGATCATGTAGCATAAGTGACCTCCGATTATCTACAGACTGCTATCCTGAATTTACCTTCCTTTAATGAAATAACAATAAAAATAAATCACAGAAAAACAACAAAACAACACACAAAAAACTAAATAATAAACCCAAATAATCACCTTATTTTATTATTTTTTGAGAGAGCTATTACTGAACAAAAAACGCTGACTATATACTCAAAACCAAACAACTATTCTGCCAATCAGGTATAATGGCAACACAAGGAATTACCGTGTTTTTGCCTTCTCTGCCCATACAATACGGACATATACTTCATACTCTATTGTAATATTTCCATCCATGCGAACAACTTCATTTATCTGTAAATAATATTCAAAATATTTATCACAGAAATCGTTTTTGGCCATGATCTGAGCACACTATAAAGTCCGGAACTGACTTTTTGTTAAATTACCTTAACGTTACCAGTAACACCTTCATAACAAAACATCACGGTATACACTGGGTACGGATATATTCCTGTGCTCCTTCCAGTTGCTTCTGCATTGTCATCAGCCGTTCTCTGAGGATGAAATAATCCCGTTCAGCGGTGTCTGCCAGTCGGGGGGAGGCTGCATTATCCACGCCGGAGGCGGTGGTGGCTTCACGCACTGACTGACAGACTGCTTTGATGTGCAACCGACGACGACCAGCGGCAACATCATCACGCAGAGCATCATTTTCAGCTTTCGCATCAGCTAACTCCTTCGTGTATTTTGCATCGAGCGCAGCAACATCACGCTGACGCATCTGCATGTCAGTAATTACCGCATTCGCCAGCTTCAGTTCTCTGGCATTTTTGTCGCGCTGGGCTTTGTAGGTAATGGCATTGTCGCGGTAATGATTAACAGCCCATGACAGGCAGGCGATAATGCAGATAACCAGAGCGGAGATAATAACGGTTACCCTGCTCATTGTTGCCCCCACAAACAGACTTCACGCTCAATCTCGCGGCGAGTCATCAGCCCTTTCCATTGCTTACCGCCAGCGTATGTCCAGCGCCGTAGCTGATCACATGCGCCTTTGATATCACCCTGGTTTATTTTGCGAAGAAGCGTCGATGTTCTGAAATTGCCAGCGCCCACGTTGTAAACGAACGAGTAAAGAGCGCCGCGCGTTGTTTCCGGTATATCGACGTTGATGTACGGGTTAATTTGTCTGGCGACCGTGGCAAGGTCTTTATTCAGGAGGGCTTTGCATTCTGCTTCGGTATACGTCTTACCGGGCATGATGTCTTTTCCGGTGTGTCCGTGACATACAGTCCATACGCCAACGATATCTTTGTATGGTATGTAGCTGACACCTTCCAGACCATCGTTACCACCTGGACCAGTGATGAGCACAGACGCTATGGCAACAGCCCCACCACCAATAGCAGCTGCAACAGCCTTGCGTAATGACGGCGACATTATTCACCTCTCGCAGCCTTACGCTTATCTTCTTTAATCTTGAAATAAAGATTTGTCAGATACGTCAGCAGGCCAAACAGCAGACTTCCCAGCACACCTATTGCCACCCACTGGGACGGAGAGACTTTGTCCAGCAGCTGCAGTAACCAGTATCCCGTCCCCACCGCTGACGTGGTGTATGACACACCTGTTGTGATTTTTTCCATCTGATGTATGTCTCCGTCACCGCCGACAGAAAATGAAAGTAAAGAAAAACAAAAAAGCCGCCAGTGTCACCCACTGACGGCCAACACCGGGAGCCGTGATTATGGCATTCAGGCTCTGCTAAAAATGCCAGATAACATTCCGGCTCCCTCCCTGATTCAGGTTATAAATGACACAATATCTTGACAACATCCGTCACTGTCTGTCAGAAAATGTACCGCCATATAGAAGCAACATGTGAAGTACATCTATCCTTTTGAGCCAGCACCTCTTCACCGAAAGTCAGTGCTGGCTGTTTTTTCCTTAATAAAGCATCTGTAACTGAAACAATCCGCATATTGATAATATATTGACAGGCATCATTGCTGTCTGTGAAAAATAAGTCTCTACAAACATATAAGGCCTTTTAGCCAGCGTCTTCTTTCAGGTCAGTCGCTGGCTTTTTTTATTATGCTGCCGGTGCATTTATCTCCAGCACCAGACTTTCTATCTCAACGCCATACGCTGCATTTTTTGTAACATCCGTCAGCGTCAGCGCATTCAGTCCCAGTGTCAGACTGTCTTTTATAACCTGGAATGCCGGGCCAGCCACTCCATTCAGTTTCGGAGTAACCGTGGCACTGCCG